GATCCAACGACGGGCGACCTGTACTACACGATCAACGACGGAAAATAAGGAGCACGCATGACGAAGATTCTACTTGGCAATGTCAAAGGCCCCAAGGGCGACACCGGACCGCAAGGCAAGCAGGGAGTGCAAGGACCGCAGGGCCCTGCCGGCGCCACTGGCGCGACCGGGGCCACCGGAGCGAAAGGAGAGGCCGGCCAACGCGGCGAGACCGGGTTGCCTGCCTTGATCATCACACGCATACTATCCGGATACTGGACGTCCGCATGCTCGGATTTTGACTGGCGGGCACTCAGTTTCAACCGTGCCCCGGTCGTAGGCGAATACTTCTTCGCCATGACCAATGGCGGCAAGAACCTGATGTACGCGCAGATCACAGCCACCGGGAAAAACGTGACGTTCAAACCGGTTTCCAACACAAGCCTCGTCGGACCGAAGGGCGACAAGGGCGAGACGGGCATGAGCGCAAGCCAGGCGTTCATCGCCGCCCACCCGGTCGGCTCCCTCTACTGGACCACCGCCACAACAAATCCGGGAACCACCTACGGCGGCACTTGGAAGGAATGCAACACCATCCTTCCAGGACACATCTACCAGCGCACAGCCTGAAAGAGAAAGGAACATCAATGGCACGAACCACGAACATCACCAGATACACCTGCGACCGATGCCACGCCTCCGCATACCTCGCCGACGGTGACCCACGCACCTCCAGCGACTGGCACGACATCACCCACACCACCGTCGACGGAGTCGCACAGGGCGCGCTCGTCTGTACCGCATGCTGGCAGACGTTCAAAGCGCTGGCAGCCACGCAGGACGCCGCCTACGCCGCATACCTCAACAACACAACAGATAGGAAGGAATGACCATGACCATGAATCTCATCACCGGCAAGGCCGGCGCTCCGCACATCACATCCAGCGACCAAGGAGCCATGCAGGCCGGACTGGTCGGAAACGGCAACTACCTGCTGCAAGGCAGCGACGGCAAATTCCCCGCCGTGACCATGCAGTCAGCAAACAAAGCGCTCATCCCGGTCCTCAACCTTGTGATCGAAGGACGATACGCACGCGTCACCGCGGCGGAAACCGTCACCATCGAAAGCGGAGTCACAGGACAGAACCGCAACGACCTAATCTGCGTGAAATACACGCGAGACTCGAACAACATCGAAACGATCGCGCTCGCGGTGCTGAAGGGCACCGCCACCAGTGGCGCGGCGGCTGACCCCACGGTACCGTCGGGTAGTATCCTGAACAATTCCGGCACCGTATGGATTCCGATCGCCCGTATCCCGATCAGTGGCATCACCGCTGGAACTCCTGTCATGCTCGTCAAGCAGTTGCCTCCGATGAGCCAGCTGTGGGATTCCGTAACCCAGACTTTGATTAAATCACAGTATGGCACCGTGACCGGCGTGAAGTCTGGCAAGATTGCGCAGATTAGCATCAACTGGAAAAGCGCGAGCACTGACTCGTGGGGCAGTGGACAGTTCGGTACAATTCCGGAGGGTTGGAGGCCTGCGGTCGTCACGCATGGCACGTGGTCGGGGCGTGATGGTGGCAGCCAGCGTGATTTCATTCTGGAAACGAATGGCAATTTCCGTTATGTCAATTGTGGCGCGGGGCAGAACAGCGGCACGTTCTCCGGGACGATGACCTACATTCTCGCCTGAATAGCTTTCCGTAACCCTTTCCGCGCCGAACACGAACTGGAAAGTGAATTACCGCACCGCCTTGGTCGGCAGGATGCTTCTAGTCGCATTCCACGCCAATCGCCTCAACACCGATTGGAACGCGGCGAAAGAGTGGGAGGTGTCACAGATTCTCAAACTCCCAGCCGGTTTGGAGGCGGCGTTCGAGGTACATTGCGCCGCAATATCCAATTCGAGCATCGGATTGCATGGCGTCGAAGTGCAGGTGGCGCAGGACGCCATCGTCTTGCGTTCCTCGGGAAAGATGACAGTAGGCGCAAACTGGGGATGGGTCGAAGGCTGTATCACGGTGCCACTTGTCTAGGAGAACGTCACTCCACTAGGAATCGGCATGGAAAAACGCTGCATCAGAATGTTCTCCCTGCCAACCCCGCCAAGTAACGTAATACTGCCATCTGGATTCCAATTCGCTTGCTTGTTGTAGCGCGGATCCGCAAGACTTGATCCAACACATCCCAGTCCAATTGTGGCCGATGGACGTATCCCTGACTGATATAACCAGACCCTATAGTTCGAGATTTGGACGGTTGATTTGAAAGAGCTCAAATCGACATACAGCATGTTGCCCTTGACGGTAATCGTGTTGGATCCACCATATAGGGCGCCAACAAACGATCCTGTGTCCTGAAACTTAAAGGTAGCAGTGAGGGCTACGGAAAGCTAGAAATCATGGGATTGGGAAACAAAGCGTGCCGACGCAACCCTGATTGCTGCCAACGTTTCCCATGTTCGCCACTCGGATAGTTCCATCAGCTCTGGCCGTGAGGCTTCGCGCCGTTTGCCCATTTGATACAAGGCAGACAGTCGACAAGTCAACGATGGGACGATACCAGGACGCGAGCTTTGCCGGACATTCAACAGCATCCCAACTGCCCGAACCGATTTTCCCACTGAACTTGATCAAAATCATCCTGCCGTTACGCATGATGATCCAATTGGAATCCTGGTACAGGGTTACGGAAAGCTATTGCAGTGCCATCCAACAGCCGTGCGCCGTGGAGTAAGCGGATTTCGGGTCGCCAAGCATCTGCACCTTCCCATCACGCATGACAAGCAGGCTGAAACCGCAGGACGGGAACGATATGATGCTCTGGTCGGCGAGCGGACGGAACGCTTCTGGGAAGGTCTCATTCGCCGTCGAGTAGTTCTGCTGTCCACTGCCGTCGAACTTGACGTTGCCGTTGATCGTGACGATGCGTCCGACGCGACATAGAGTGAGTCTGATGTTCGTGTATGGAGGTTTCCATGGCTGGGTTACGGAAAGCTATTAAAAGTGGATTTCCACGATTCCGCCTGTGACAGCCACCTCGGGACCAACGAGCAGGTTGACGGTCCCGTCCGGCGCGATCGATACTTGGACTGACCGCTGCAGATATGACGGGTGAATGAATGGAATCGCCACTGTCGTCCCAGACGATAGTATGGCTCTGCCATTCAAAGCCTTAATCGCATTCGGATTGGGTATTTTCCCGATTGGATAGATTCCTCCGTTGCCATTGCTTTTCCCAAACGGCAGGGTTACGGAAAGCTACGCGGCTCCGATGATGAGTCTTTCCCATGCCCGCTGCAGACTTCTCAGCACGGACAAATCGGGGCGGAGATAGTAGCGGGCGGTTGTCTTGATGTCGCTGTGACCGAGTTGTCGTGCGACCACTGAGATATCGGCTCCCGCAGCGATTGCCAGAGTGCCGAAGGTGTGCCTGAGGTTCCTTGGCGGCACGCAGGGGAGTTTCATGCGTTGGCACCATGACGTGTAATGAGCTGCCACCTGGTTGGCGTTCAGATCGCCGACCAGCCTGCCGGTTCTGCCGTGGCGCAATTGCGCGAGCCGTTTGACTGCGAACCGTGGTAGTGCGACCGTCCGTCGGCTCTGGTCGGTCTTCGGGTCGGTGACCGTTTCATGTCCAGCGACCCATTGCACTGACCTTTTGACGGTCACGATTCCCCGGCGTAAATCCAAGTCGGCCCATTCAATGCCGACGGACTCGCATCGGCGCAGTCCCGCGCAGACGGAGACCAATAACCAGGCTTCCAACGCGTGACCGTAGAAGCCTTTGAGCAGCCGTCTTACCTGTCTGGCGTCGAGCACGCGCGGCTCATACCGCCGCAGGTGCGGCAGTCTGATTTCACGACGTGTCACGTCATTGTCGGTGACTCCCTTGCGATAGGCGAGTCGGAGTATCGCCCGCAGCACGGCCCACGCCTTGCGCGCGGCGCCGGCCTGATTGAACGAGCCGAGCCACTCCTCGATGTCGTTCGCGGTGATCGACTCCATGTCGACGTCAGCCCATTTCGGCTGGATGTGGCAGCGGTAGGCCGACTCGTAGCCCACCCTCGTGCACTCGCGAAGCTTCCCGCAGGAGGGCCACCAGACCTCATCCACAAACGTTCCCAACAACATTTCAACCTCCAAAATCCCACACGTGGTTATCGCAGCTTCCAACGGTAGCCACGTGTGGGATTTTCCTTTCGGAAGGATTCCCAATGAGCCAGGAAACCATCGTCGCAATCGTTGTCGCCATCATCGGCAGCGGAGGCAGCGGCGTGTTCGTCACCTGGATTCTGAGCAAGGTCGACCAACGTCACGATCCACTGCATGAGGGCGTCAGGGAACTGTTGTTCTGCAAACTCGAGGCTCTGCACCGTCAGATGGTCGATGCAGGTGGTGTTGCGAGCATTCCGTTGAAGCAAAGCGCGGAACGAATATATGCCGCTTACCACGGTCTGGGCGGCAATGGAACCGGAACCTCGATGATCCAAGACATACGTGACGCGCATATCGCGAACACAGATTGAAAGATTCAAAAGATTTCCACACCGTCCGTACAAGGCGGACGGTACGGACAAAGGAAAGGAGAGGAATTGAACATCCTCAACAAAGGCAAACCGAGACACAAGCACATGAATCCACGCCGACAATGGCGCAAGCTACTGACCGCGCTCACGGTCGCCATCTCCATGGCTGTCGCGCCAGCCGCGATGGCCGACATGAACGGATACGACATCTCGAACTGGCAGTGCGGCATCGACACCGCGACCGTGCCGGCAGATTTCGTCATCGTCGGCAGCACATGGGGGTCCGGCGGCGTATACGGTGGTTGCCTGTCCAACGGCGTCAACACCGACGCGAACCGTCAGCTCGCCGGCGCCGTCAACAGCGGCAAGGAGACCGGCGTCTACCATTACGCGCGCGGCGGCAACCCCGAGACCGAGGCCAGGTTCTTCGTCGACAACGTGCGAGGATATATTCGCAAAAGCGTACTGATCCTCGACTGGGAGGCGCAGGACAACGCCGCCTGGGGCGACAAGCAGTGGCCACGCAGGTGGGCGCGCGAGGTCAAGCGACTGACGGGCGTGAACCCCATCATCTACACGATGGACTCCGGCTACTGGCAGGTCGCCGGCATGGAGACCGAACTGAACTGCGGCATCTGGATCGCCCAGTACGCCACGAACATGGTCACCGGTTACCAGATTGCGCCGTGGAATATCGGCGCCCGCGGCGAGGTCATGCGCCAGTACACGTCCAACGGCAGTCTCAGCGGCTGGTCCGGACGACTCGACCTGAACAAGTTCCGTGGCGACCGCGCGGCATGGCGCAAGTACGCGAACCCCGACGACAAGGGCGCGGCGGATCTGCCGAGCGTCAAGCCGAAACCTCAGCCCACGACCGCTCCGACGGTCGACCTGAACGCCTTGGCCGCGCGCACCATCCGCGGCGACTTCGGCAACGATCCGGCCCGCAGGCAGGCGTTGGGTGGCAATTACGCGGCGGTCATGCAGATCGTCAACAGTCGCCTCGGCGGAGGTTCCGGCGGAACGGCCGCCACGGGTTCGCGTAGCGTCGTGGTCCGTTCCGGCGACACCATGAGTGCGATCGCCGCGAGGACCGGACTCCAGCCGGTGTCCGCCTGGCGTGTACCGAGCGGTGACGTCAATCGGATCTATCCGGGGCAGACCGTCACCTATGGCGGCGCGTCCGCGTCCACCGCTTCGAGCGTGGTCGGAGGCCATGTGGTCCGTTCCGGCGAAAGCCTGTGGAGCATCTACGGCTCCGGCTGGCAGTCGGCTGCCGCACGCAATGGCATCCGCAGCCCATACGTTATCTATCCCGGACAGTACCTGCGCTGAAACTCCCGTTTCCACGACTTTAAGCGTTGTGGAGACGGTTGCCGCAATGTTTAAGGAGGTGAAAAATGGATGAATCCAATAGCCCGCAATCCGATTACCTGCTGCCGGGCAGGGTATACGACATACTCAAGTGGTTCGCGTTGATCGCTTTGCCGGCCGTCGCATGGCTCGTCGGAGCGGTCGGCCCGCAATGGGGACTGCCGCACTGCGGCGAACTCGTTACGACCATCAACGCGATCGGTTTGTTCGTCGGCGCGCTCATCGGCGTGAGCCAGCTCACGTCTGTCAAGGCCGACGAGGACGGCCAGTGATTAATTTTCTGACGTGAGACTCGCACTCGCCCCTCTCTCAGCTTCTATGCTGGGGGAGGGGCCTTTTTCATTTTCCGATGGAAGGCTGCGCGGTTCGACCACATCGACACGATATCGACACGATGACAGTTGCGAACAGTTAATTTCAACAAAGCGAACCACTGCGTATCGTATTGTTAAGAACGTTGGAATTTCAACGTTCTTGACAATGCTCACACCCGGCTACGCTCAGTCATGCCATGCCCGAATATAGCAGAATGTCGCAGGTTCAAATCCTGTCAGCCCGACAACGAAAGTAATGTCCTCCGCAATCGGATAGATTGCGGAGGACATTTAGTTATATACGCGATCGCATCAGTCCTGAATGACGGTGCCGACAATGCCGGAGACGATGGCCATAATCAGCGATCCGATTACGGACCACCAGAATCCATCGATGGTTACTCCCACGTCGAACAGGCTTATGGCCAGCCAAGACGCAAGCTCCATGAACAGCCAGTTGATGATTAACGCGATTAGTCCGAACGAGAGAATCGAAAATGGCAATGCGATGGTGTGCACGATCGGTTTGATCGACGCGTTGATCAACGCAAGGAACAACGCGAACGCGCCGATGCCGAGAATGGGTGGTTCGCCAACGGCGTGCATGCCGGGAAGCAGTGTGACCATGACCCCGGCCGCAATGGTCAAAACCAACCAACGTGAAATGAAATGCTCCATGACAGCATCGTATTACATTGCGTTGTCTTATGAAAAAGGAATGTATTTGTGGAACATGCCAGGAAGACGACCTATGCGAGACGGGCGCGGCGTTTTCC